TTGAAGGGCAGCACCACGTCGGCCACCACCTCGGTGGGGGCGTCGGGGTTGACCATGACGGCGTTGACGTTGCCGCGCCACTTCTCCGCCGCAAGGCCGGTCCAACTGGGCGCGGGCGCGGGCACGCTGCCCCCGCCGTCGCCCACGGCAATCTGCCGCAGCACCAGGGGCGCGCCCCCGGCGTAGGCCGCCGCCAGCTTTTCCAATCCCTTCGCGGTCCAGATGCCTTTCAGCTCATCGCTCATGACGTAACCTCGCGTACTTCGTGTCGGACGAAAATGTATTGCACGGCTACCACCCCGGCTTGCAGCGGGGCGGGCGGGAACGGCGCTTCGGAGCCGGTGGCCACCACGTGCTCGACCACCACCGATGTGGTCAGCACGGCCCCCAGCGTCAGCGGGGCCGCGCCTCGACCGGTGAACTGCACCAGCCCCACCATCGAGCGCGCGGGCTTGTATTCGTTGACCAGATCCAGCACGGCCTCGATGTCGGCCTGCCCGAACAGCGCGGGCGGGTTCAGCAACTCCACGTCGAAGTGCGCCCACAGCTCGGCGTTGTGGTCGCGCAGGTTGCGCACCCTGCCGCCGGGGTAGCCGTATTCCTCAAGGATGCGCGGCAGCCCTTCCACGGTGCCGCCCATGGCGTGCCAGGCGTAGGCGCGTTCCACCCGGCGGCGGTGGCGGTCGTCGTCATCGTGCCGGGTGCGCGGCGCGCCGCGCGACACGCCGAAGCCCTGCATCAGCGCCTGTTCCGCCGTGGTCACGATCCACTGGTCGCGCGTCCAGCGGATGTCCTCGCGCACGGTGTCCAGGTAGTCGGCCAGCCCGCGCGCGATGACGGCCAGCGGCCCCGGACGGAAGATCCACGGCCACGCCAGCCGCTCGCGGAAGTATGACCAGAACAGGCCCGACATCATGCCTCCGTCACCCAGCGGGCGGTTACGGTCAGGCTGTTCAGGGTGGCCAGCCCGTCGGCGGGAATGTCCACGTCGCCAACCGGGCTGGCCCAGTTGATGCGCTTGACCCCGGCAATGGAGACGATGCCCGCCGCCATGCGGTCGCGCACCACGTCGTGCCCGATGCCGAAGGCGGGCACCTCCGGCTGGTCGCCCTTGAACAGCGCCTCCACCCACGCGCGGGCGGCCAGCACCGTGGCGTCCGCGTCCCCGGAAAGCAGTTCCAGTTCCATGGCCACGTCCACGCCCACCGGCGTGGGGGCCTTCACCACCACGTCGTGGTTGATGCGGATCTGCGCGGCGATGGCGGCGCGCACCGCCTGCAACAACTGCTCGGTGGGCTGGCCCGCCGCGCCCTTGACCACCACGTCCACGGTGCCTTCGCCGCGCGGGTGCTGGTCGTCCACGTACACGTCCACCACGCCGGTCACGGACAGGGCCGCCGCCTTGTACGCGGCGCTGGTGATGCCCGCGCGCGCCTGCCACGCCAGCGAGTACCGGCGACGCAACAGGGAATCGGATTCCGCGTCGGCTCCTTCCTCGGTCAGCCAGCCCGCCGCGTTGCTCATCGCGCCGATGCCGGGCACCGGCGTGGCCAGTTCCACGATCTGGCCGGGGGCCGCGTTGGCCGCCGCACCGTACTCCTCGGCCCGCGCCATGACGGCCACCGCACCGGCCCCGGCGGGCAGCACCGCGTCGGCCTCGGTGACGTAGCGGTAGACCATGCCCCGGCCATCCGGCAGCGTGCGCACGATGCGCCCGGCGGGGATGCGCACGTTGGGCGTGTCCGTTCCGCCGCTGACCGACGTGGCCGCCCGGTGGAAGGTCACCGTGCCCCGCGCCTGCGTAGCCTGCTTGCGGGCCAGTTCGATCTGTTCCGCGTGCAGGTCGAGGAAGTCGCCGGTGGCGTTGGCGGGCACGGCCTGCTGGAACACCTGCTCCAGCAGTTGGTAGAGCTGCCACAACCCCCACGCGAACAGTTCGATGAGGCCGCGCGCGATGCCCTTGTTCAGGTTCAGGCGCTGCGGCAGCCAGCCCTGCGCGGCGTACTCGTCCTGTACGGCCTCCATGCGGGCGTAGAGTTCCGCGCGGATCTGCTCCAGCGATTTAGACAGACGCAGGGTCGACATCCTTCACCACCAGTTCGCGCACGGACTTGTCGACGCGCAGGATGAGATTTGAGGGCTGGTCCTCGCCGATGAACGTCCACGACACCTCGGCCAGCACGGTGCGCTCGTCCCACGTGAAGACCGTGGTGCGCACGCTGCCCACCTGCACGCGCGGGTCCAGCTCCACCCGAAGGGTCACCTCCGCCTCGAAGGCGATGCGGGCCCCCTCGGTGTTCTCCTCGAATATCCAGTCGTGGATCAGGCTGCCCCAGCCCTGGTCGTAGAAGAGCGAACCCAGCCGGGTGAACAGGCGCAGGCGGATATCCTGAAGGCCCGTTTCCACGCCTTCGGTCAGGATGAACTCGCCGCTTGCGGCGACGAGGGCTTGGCCTGTATCGTCGATGGCAATATCTTGACCCCATAGATTTATTAATTCTGCGGACACATTAAAGTCCTCAACATGCTAGTTGTAGAATTTCAAGGAGGTGCATATGGCTACCAATAGAATTTTGCAGCGGTATATTCTCGAAGCGCTAGAAAATAGCAAGACAGGTGTTTTGGATTTTAATGAAAAGTCCTTCCCAGATTTCCATATTCATTCGGGCGAGAAAATTCATGATGAGCAAGGCATTATTAATCATGCAGCAGTCAGGGAATTACAGCACCTTATGGAGAAGGGACTTATACGATCTGAAACTCCAGTCAGACATAAAAATTCAAGAATTTTAGAAATCACAGCGGACGGGCGCGACTACCTAGAGCCTGACGGTGGACTTACTGCAGAGCTCAATGTGGTGACTATTAAATTCAGCGAAGAGACCATTAAAAAAATCGTTGAGGATTGCATATCAGGATCATCCCTCACATCTTCAGAGAAAGAATCAAAAACCAAAGCACTGCTCAACCTGACAGGAGATTCTTTGAAAACGGCACTTCAAGAATTGATAAAAATTGGAGTTCATGCCGCTGTAAAGTCAGGCTTGCCCTTCTAGCCTCACACCGTCCCCCCGCTGCGGCTGCCCGCGTGGCTGTTGCCGCTCACCGTACTGTCACCATCCACCGACAGCCCGCCCTTGATGGCCACCGGGCCATTGATGGTCAGGCTGCCGGTGATGGTGCGGTCCGCGTGCTCGCTCACCGTGCCCTTGCCGCCGTCGTGCCCTTCGCCCGTCACGTTGCCGCGCTGGATGATCTCCGGGGCCTGCAAGGTGATGGATCCGCCCGCCTCCACGGTGGCGTTGCCGCCCACCTGCACCAGCCAGTCCGCCGGGGTCGTGGACACGATGCGTTTGCCGGTGTCGATGCGGATCTCCACGCCCTTCTCAAGTTGAATGACGAACTCGCCCACGGCGGCCAACGGCGCGCCGTGCCCCTGCCAGCGGATGTTGCTGATGCGCGGGTAGTTGGGGTCGCCGTCGTAGTAGGAAAGGTCGCACAGGGTGCCCACCACGGGCGGGCACACCACGCCCCGGTCCGGGCCGCCCCACAGCACCGGCAGTTCCACGCGCGGCACCACCGGCTCGGCGGGGTCGTCGGTCTCGTCGTTGCGCAGGGGCTGCACGTCGGTGTAGTAGGCCCCGTCGCTGGCGTAGGCCGCCACCACCCGCGCCTTGCGGGTCACGCGGTAGTAGTGGCGCAGGTCCGGCATGCACAGCTCCACCGCCCGGCGGATGAGTTGCAGCAGGTTGGCGCTGTTCGCGCCGCCGTTACCCCCAGCCATGGTCCGCCCCGTACCGGATGAACGTCCTGTTGCCGCCGGGCGTAAGCACGTGGCGCACCTCCTGCGCGCGAAATTGCCCGCTGATGCCGCGCCGCGTGTCCTCCAGCCGGAACGGCATGGAGTGGGCAAGGCCCGCCAGCAGTACCGATTCCACCTCGGCCAGCGCGCCCGGCGTGGTGGCCACCTCGTGATTGATGAGGTTTTCGCCGGTGGCCACCGTGTACAGGGGGCCGGGTTCGTCGCCCGCGCTCCAGCGCAGGCCGTCGGCCCCCAGCCACAGGGCGTGGCGCGAAAGGTCGTGCCCGTTCCCGCGCTGGATGGATTCCGCCAGTTGCCGCACCGCGCGCCACAGCGGCACGGTGGCGAACACCATGTGCGGCAGGGTCACGTCCGGAATTTCCACGGCGGCCACGGCCAGCCCGCTGCGGGACAGGATTCGCCGGGCCACGGCATCGGCGGGTTCGCCGTGAAAGGATTCGGTGATGGTGGTGCGCGACAGGGCCAGTTCCTGCCCGGCGGCCAGCACGGCCACCGCGTCCGGCCCTGCCGGGCGGAAGCCGTCCACCGTGCCGGTGAACTGCTGCATGGGGCCGCCCCGGTAGCCGAAGCCCAGCGAGACGGACTGGCCCACAGCCAGGGCGGCCCGCACCGAGCCGTCCGGGTCGGGCAGTTCCACCTCGGCCCGCGTGATGACCGCGCGGCGGCGGCTGACCACCTCGGCCCGTGGGGAACGCAGCACTTCCAGCCCGCCCACCCGCACGATGATGTCCACGCCGGTGATGTCCATTACCTGCTTCCCCTCGCTTTCCTGCCGGATACGTCCACCAGCAGCGATGCCTCCTGCTGCGGCGCGGCGCTGCTGCCCTGCGCGGCGGCCTCTGCCGCGCGCGGTGTCCTGGCCCCGGCCTGTTCCACCCGCACGATGGGCGGCACGTGCTCCACGAAGGCCAGCGTGGCCCGCAGGGTGTCGTCGGCGTCGGTCTCCTCGCTTTCAAGGCGGCTGAAGACCACCCGCCGGATGCCCCGCGCCAGCAGGTGGCGGTTTGCCACTTCCAGCACCTTGGGGTTCGTGCGGCTGTCCGTGCCCCGGAAGGCCCCGTTGATGGTTTCCAGCCGGTCGTAGCAGGTGGCGTCGTCGTCGGTGAGCAGGTCGAGGGTCAGCGTGATCTCGGCGTCTTCCCATCCGAGGGGGGTCTTTCGCTTGCCGGACACGCCGTCCACCTTCTGCTCGTCGAAGCGCACGGCGCAGGCCACGCGCTGGGCACGCAGGATGCCCGGCAGGGCCACCCCGCCAAGACGCACCACGCCATCCTCGAAGGTCAGCATGCTCATGCCATGCCTCCTTCCGGCACGCCGTCGTACTCGGCCACAAGGGCCTGCAATTCGGACACGAAGCCCTGCGCGTCGGACACGCCCGGCAGGCTCACGCTGCCGATGTGGATGGTCACCCCGCGCCCGCCGGTACGGCCCTCGCGGCCCTTGGCGGGCGTCACGCCCACCTCGGCCATGGCTTCCAGCGTGCCGGGGGGCACCGCCGCGCCCAGGGCGTCATCCAGTGCGGCGTTAAGATCCGGCGCGGCGGCCTGCATGCCCTCGCCCATGGTGGTCAGGGTGGCCCGACCGGATGCGGTCAGCGTGGACAGCGGCCCCGCGTCGGCATCCGAATGCGGCAGCAGTTTGGCAATAAGATCCATGGCCCCGCGCACGGCTTCCATGGGCACGGCCAGCATGGATTTGATGCCGTCGGCAAAGGTGCCCAGCAGCGCCGCCCCGGCGTCGAACAGGCTCACCCCGTTGATGAGGTCGAGAAAGAACTGCACCACGCCCGCCGCCATTTCGATGGGCGCGATGAGCGCGCGCACGGTAATGGCCACCCCTTCGGCGGCACCGGCCACGAAGGTGCCCAGCACCTCGCCGAAGCGCTGCCAGCCGGATGCATCGGTGGCGGCCCCGGCTCCGAACAGGGCAACGGCAACCCGGCCCAGCGCGTCGAAGACTCGGCCCAGCGTGGCGGCAATGGCCGAAAACGAAGGCCCAAGGATGTCAGCCATGCGCTGGCCCACCGGGGCCACTCCATCCACCATGCCGGTAAAGAACTCGCGGATGCGGAACACCACGCGGGCCACGGCGGCCACCAGCCCTTCCAGCCCGGCGGCGCGAATGTCCGTGGCCAGTTGGCCGCGAATCTCGCCCACGCCGTCGGTAAGGGTGGCGAACACGGCGGCCACGCCCCGGAACACCAGCGAGATGCGCGACCACCAGCGGTCGATGGTGTCTGCCATGCCGCCGAAGTTGGCGCGATAGGCCACGTACAGCGCCGCGCCCACGGCGATGAGCGCCCACATGGGCCACGACAGGCCCAGCAGCGCCGCCTTGAGCGGGCCAAGGGCCTTTGCCAGCATGGGACCGGCGGCGGACAGCAGCCAGATGGCCCCGGACAGGGCCGTGGCGGCCACCACGGCGGTGGCGATGCCCGCCAGCAGCTTGAGCGCGAATTCCCCGGCCACGGTCTGCGCCGCGCCGCGCAGCATGTCCACAAAGCCGCCCATGCCTTCGGCAACCCGACCGATGACCGGCAGAAAGTAGCTGCCCGCCACGATCATCAGCGCCTTCATCTTGTTGCCCAGCAGGATCAGGGTATTGGCCGTGGTCTTGCTGCGGGTGTCGAATTCCGCCTGCATGCTGCCCGCATAGGCCGAGGCATCACCCACCAGCTCGAACGCCTGCGTCAGGTTGCCCATGTTGGCCAGCAGCGGGGCAATGGCCCCCAGCGCCTCTTCACCGAACATCTCGGTGAGCAGCGACATCTGCAATTCCCTGGGCTTGTCGGCCAGCGCCTGCAACACGCGGAAGATGGTTCCCTGCGCGTCGGTCTGCATGTCCTTGGCCATCTGCGTGACCGAAAAACCCAGCGAGCCGAAGGCCGCCTGCGCGTCCTTGCTCAACGCCGTGCCCTTGACCAGCGTGGACGTGAACTTCTTGAGCGCCGTGGACGCGATTTCGGGCGAGGCACCGGCGGAAAGAAACGCCGCGCCCAGCGCCGCCACCTGCGTTTCCGCAAGGCCCGACGCCATGCCCACCGCGCCCACGCGCTGGATCACCTCGCCCAGCGCCGGGGCGGTGGCGTTCATGTTGTTGGAAAGGTGGTTCACGCTGTCCGCCAGCGCGTAGACGCGCGGCAGCGACAGATTCATGCCCGCCCGCCAGTCGGCCATCATCTTGCCCGCCTGGTCCCCGGTCAGGTCGAAGGCCACGCCCATCTTGGCGGCCTGCTCGGCGAACTCGGTCAGGTCGGCCTTGTCCACGCCGCTTTGCGCGGCGGCGGCCACGATGGCCGCCAGCCCGTCCGCCGCCATGGGAATGCGCGCGCTCATGTCCAGAATGGTGTCGGACATGGATTGCAGTTCGCCCGCGCTCTCGAAGTTCACCACCTTGGCCACGTCGGCCATGGAACTCTCGAAGGCGATGGCCTCGCGCGCGGCAAGGCCCAGCGTGCCCAGCAGCACGGCAGCGGCAACGGCAACAGGAGCCATGGAAATGGCCAACTTGCCCATGCGCCCGCCAAGGCCGTCGGCGGCCTGCGCAAGCTGCTTCATCCTTGTGGTGATGAAGCCGAGCGGGCCGGAAATCATGTCCTGCAAGGACATTGTGGCGAAAACGCTGAACACTTCCATGGCGGGCCTATGCTTTTGTCGCGTTGCTGTCGCTATCCGTAAGGCTCGCAAGCTCGCCTAACGGCTACCGCGTGCGCCCATGATGTGGGCGAGGGTCTTGATGTGGCGTTCTTCCAGAAACAGGGCCTGCGCGACCTGCCCGGCCCAGTCTTCCCAGTCGTCGGCGGGCTCGGCATGCAGCCAGTGACGAATCATGGCGTCATACTGTCCGAGCCCGCCGAGCCGCTGGCGGGCGGCGTCGATCAGTTTCCCAGGTCGCCGAGGCCCACCGCCTTGATGAGCGCGCTGCTCATGGTGGTGACGAGGCCGGGATAGCGGTCCGCATCGGCAAGAAAGCGTTCGCGGTCGTCGGGGTGGATCACGTCCAGGATCAGCGCGCGCGACGCCTGCGCGGGGTTGCGCGCCGCCGTGGACTGCAACCGCTTGATGTGCGTGGGCGAGGGCTTGGCGAAACGGTAGGACACGGACACTTCCGTGTCGGCCCAGCGGTCGGTCCAGCTGTGCTCGAACGCGGCGTAGGCGCGACCGGAAGGGGTGGCCCCTTCGGTGTCTGCCGGGGTGGCGGAAGTGGTCTGCGAGGTATTGGCGGGGTCGGACATGATGCCTCCATGCGGGTTGGCGTTTGGGCAGGTGAACCTGCTACGCCGCTACCCTAGCGGAGGCCGGAAGGCGGGGCCGGAGGCAGTGGGAGATATGCGGGGAAATGAAAAGATAGAGGGAAATTGATTTTTCCGCCTTGTCTGTGTAGAGAACAAAAGCAAAAAGGTGGGAAAATATGGAACACCACGATAAGATTAAAAAAGTTCTAAAATCATTCGATAAAATTTTGATGTCGTATGCGACAAGAATCCTCCCCCCCGATCAAAGGAAATATTTAAAGGGTAAGGATGGTTCCGATTTTTTGTACGTAATGAATAGATATTTAAAGACAATGGTTGTTCCGGTGCCACACTCTGTTGTAATAACACCAACTTATAAATGCGCATTGAGCATGATTGGCGACCTAGAAATACACAAGAAGTCAAACCTGTTAATCAATGCATTTAAAACTGGAAATCCAATACTAAACAAGAAAGGGCTATCTAAGGCAGATAGATTTGTCACAGATAATAATTTTATGTTTTTTGATAAGTCAGGGTGTCACATTTTAGATTTTCTTTCATATGGTGCATCAATACGTCATTTTCATATTGGATATAACAAGGGAACTGACGACACGCTTGCGTATGTCATTGTAATGAACAATGAAGCACATTTTCTTACGATAGCATCGCACAGTGACATATATATAGAGTCTGGTGGTAATGTTGTTTTTAATGCGTTACTAAATGAGTATCCGTACTATGCAGATAGAATATTCTACAAAGTCAAAAGCGGAACGTTGACTCAGCCTGCACTTTCTTCAAATGATGTCAGAATGCTAAAAGTTAGTGGCGTAAATTCAGCATTCGTTGACAAAAATGGAGATGTCAGGATTCCAACAAGTGCAATATCAACAGCAAGAACACCAATGTCAGAGACGATGCGGTACATCAAAGCAAAAAACGAAATAGAAGAATATATATCCACAGTTGAAATGCGGGTTCGTGGAAAAAATATAAGAATAATATCTATTGAAACATACAACAAAAAACCAGTTATAGTTTTTTGTTGCGAACACAGTCCGAACAAAATTGAATATATCAACGTAATAATAAACGAATCATCTGCAATAGGGTCAATAATAAAAGATATTTACGACATATGCACAATTGGCGGATTTCCATATCCATCGGTCTCCCCTAAAATACAAAACAAGGCAGCTTCGCGCAAAAACAACAAAAGAACGAATTGTGATGCGGGACGCTAGCAGCATCCCGCATCACAATTACTTCTTCACCTTCCGGTCCACCTTGGCGGGCACCCCGTTCCACAGGATGGGCGAGAGGATGGTGATTTCGCACTTCACCTGCCCGGCGTTGTCGTCGCCCTGGGCGGACGAGGTGTCGAAGCTGGTCACCTTGCACGCGGGCAGGGTGTCCACGATGGTGGGCTGGTCGGCGTTGGCGTAGCTGACCACCACCGGGAACGGCGTGTGGTCGTAGATGCCGCCCGCGCCGGAGCTGGCCAGTTCCTTCTTCAGCCGCTCGAATTCGTCGCGGTCCAGCGTGAACGATCCCGACGCCTCGTAGTTCTTGCGGCCATAGCCGCGCGGGGTGGCCCCGCGCCCGTAGCGCGGCTCCACGCCCTGGCCGTCCTTGTAGCTGATGTCGGTAATGCCCACCGTTTCGCCCTGCGGCAGGCGCACGGTGATGTCTTCCCAGTCGTAGTTCTTGCCGTTGATGGCCATGGTGCATGCCTCCTAGGCAGTAGCCGTCAGGCGCGGGTCGAACGAACTGCCCGCGTAGGCGTAGTTGGCGAACAGCTTGATCTGCCGGATGATGGGGATGCCGATGAGCGTTGTTTCCACGGCCACCCCGTTGTTCACGTAGTCCTGCCCCGGCGGGATGGCCACCACGTAGGCGGCCAGTTCCGGAGGCACGGCGGCGGTCATGGTGGTCAGCGCGGTTTCGAGGTTGGTGCGCAGGTATTCCAGCCCGCCCGCGTTTTCCGGCACCAGCGGGTCGCCCAGTTCGTCGTACATGGATTTCAGCGCCGCGATGCGCAGCTTGCGCACGGCCTTGAACACCACGCGCAGCACTTCCTCGTACTGGAAGTCGCTGGTCACCTCGGCCATGGTGCGCGAATCGCCCCAGTAGGCGCTGCGCAGCCCGGCGTAGATCCTGGCGGTAAGAAAGCCCGCCTTTTCCAGCGCGGCCTGCACCGCCTCGTTCCAGCCTTCGGGCAGGGTGCCCTGCGATATGCCGCCGTCGCGCACGCGCCCGGTGGCCCGCTGCACGGGGATGGACAGCACCCGCCCCGCCTGCAAGCCGCCCCAGTTCCGCAGCTTGCGTTGGCCGGTGGCATCGCTGACCTCGCCGTACTGGGTGCATACCTGCACGAAGCGCCCGGCAAACGCGGCCCGCTCGGCCAGCATGACGGCTGCCCAGTCGTTGATGTCCTCGCCGTCGCGAGGCAGGCGGCTTTCCATCTTGAAGTAGGTAGGCCGGTGCAGGTTCCACAGCTCGTCGGCCTTGGCCTGCGCTGCTGCCCAGTCCACCGAGTCGGACGGGCCGACGATGTGTACGAACTCCACGTCGTACAGTTCCAGCGGGCGTTCGATGGCGGTCATCACGTCCACGATGGACGGCACCGGGGCCTGCAACGTGGCCGTGTAGGTGGTGCCGCCCTGGTAGTCGCCAGCGGGAAAGGTGATGGCCACCCCGGTGTCGCCCGTCGTGGCCGCGCCATCCACGGGGATGGTGCGCACCGCGCCGTAGTTGTCCCCGCCGTCCAGCGACAGGCGGTACGTGCCCTCGTTGCGCGCGCCGCCGCTAACCACTTCCAGCACCAGTTGCGCCTCTGCCCTGGGGGTGCCCGCCAGCGTGATCTGCGGCCCGCCGCCGATGCGCGTTACCGGACCCACCGCCGTGCGCACGGTGAACCGGTAGGCGGTGCCCGCCTTCAGCTCGCCGTCTTCGGGAAAGGTCAGGGTAACGCCGGTGGCCGCAATGGTGACCTGCGTTGCCGATGCCTGCTGGCTGCCGAAGGTCGCGCCCCCATCCGGAGAGATGCGCACCGGCGCAAGGCCCACGGCCCCGTCGGCCACCACTTCCACCACCACGTCGGCGTTGGCCTGCGGCACGCCGCTGGTGGCGCAGGCCGCGCCGGGACCGCTCTGCCGCACCGTAGAGATGTACCCGGCGGGCTGCCCGGCCACCGGCACGGCGATGACCACGGGGTTCTGCCCCCCGGTGGCGAAGATGTCGCGCAGGGCATCCACCAGCGGCCCCACGCCCAGCAGGCCCGCAAGGTCGCTGCGTTTGCCCAGCAGGTAGCCCTTGCCCGGCTGGCCCCCGGAGCACACGCCCACGATCATGGCCGTGCCGTCCACGCCGCCGGGCGCAAGGCCCGACGTGCCGTCCACGAGATATTCCAGTACGTCGCCCATGGGTGCCTCCTATCGCATCGTTGCTGTCGTTATCCGTAAGGTTCGCGTCATACGCTCACCTAACGGCTAACGCCCGCCCTGCGGACGCGCGCCCAGCGCGGTCAGGGCCGCTTCGTAGGTTTCTGCGGCAACGCGCTTGCCGGGCTCCCAGCCCTGCATGCGCGCCAGCGCCGCCTGCTGCCAACTGGGCACGCGGTACAGCGTGGCCAGCTCGTCCAGCGAATGCAGCGTCGCCGCGGGCTGGTCCTGCCCCGTGGTGGCTGCGGCGCCATCGCCATCGGTCGCGGCGGTGGCATTTTCGGTTGTGGCGGCCTGTTCCTGCCCCGTGGTGGCGGCCTGCTGCCCCTCGTGCTGCGGCGTGTCGCTGGCGGTTGCCTGCGTCTGCGTGGTGTCGGCCTGCGCCTGCGCAGTGTCGGGCGCGTCCTGCGTCGTTGCCTTGTCCGTCTTGTCCTGCGTGCTCTTGGTCGCGGTGTTGGCCATGTCAGTTGCCTCCTCCCACGTGGGGGGTGATGGTGATGTCGGTAAGCAGGCGGACCTCCTCTTCGGTGGCCACCCGCCATGTGAAGTCGATGGTGAACAGGCGCGAACGCTTTATGAACGGGGCCACCACCGCATTGCCCACGCGGCGTTCGGCGTAGCCCTGATATTCCGCCCGCTGCACGCGCACCGCCACCCACAGGCCCCGCGCGTCGTCCAGCCCGCGCGGCAGCTCCGCCACGAAGGCCGGGCAGAAGCCGTCCAGCCATGCGTCGTCATCGGCCAGCACATGGGCCACCACGGGCAGGCGCACGGTGTACAGTTCGCGCCTGGTGCGCTGGACCGGCGGAGTGGCTGTCACCTCGCGCCGCCGGTCCAGCACGCGCCCGGTGCGGGCGAATGTTTCCGTCAGGTACTGCACCTCCACGCGGGGTCGGGGCAGCGTGGCGTTGTCCTTGGCGCTCTGGCCGGTCACCCGGTCGGCGGGTAGCCCGGCGGCTTCCGCCGCCTGCCGGATCACCTCGTGCGCCAGCGTTCTCATCTCTTTCCTCCGAACGCGGCGGCGATGTGGTTGGCCAGCAGGTCGCCCACTTCGGCCTTGTCCTCTGCGGAAATGCCGATGAACGGGCGGGCGGGCATGGTCACGGCATGGTTGCGCCCGGTCTGGCCGCCTTTCTGGTGGATGGCCGCGTATTCCACCGACGTGCCCACCAGAACCGCGTCGGTCGTGGTAGCGTAGCCGATGGAGTTGCGCAGCCGGGCGGTATCCACCAGCGTCACGCCGCCTTCCTGCTGCGCCCGCGCGGAAGGATCCCACGGGTCGCCTTCCGGGCTTTCCCCGTCACGGAACCGCTTGACCGTGGACGACACCAGGGTTTCGCCCACGGACCGGAGCAGTCCGCGCCGGTCGGCAAGGCTGCGCGCCGCGCCGCCCACCACCCGGTCCAGTCCGCCCCAGTTCAGGGTCACGCCGGTCTTGCCCTTGGCCATGGCTACCACCCCCTCCGGACGGTGATGACGGCCACCCGCACGTCGTGTGCGGGATGGCCTGTCGCTTGCCGGGAGCGCGGTCCCGGCTGCGCTCCCGCTGCGCGGCTGGCGGGCATCCTGCCCGCCTTCGCGTAACCGGCCATGGCTACCATCCCCGCCGGTCAAAGAGCGGGGGCCGGGTGACCACGGCCACGCTGGCTTCCTCGCGGTCGGGGTTCAGTTCCACCGCCGGGGGCGGCAGCTTCAGCCGCCCGTCCACAAGGTCGTTCAGCATGGTGGTCACGTGCTTCCACTGCCGTTGCAGCGGAATCCATTCGTTGTCCGTGCTGCCCTCGGTATCCACCAGCGAGGTGATGGCCTGCACGATGCGGTAGGCCGCGATGACCGAGGTGATGTAGCGCAGCAGTTCCGGCACCTCCGGCAGCGGGGTGACGTAGCGCCACACCAGCATGCCCGTGACCTCTCTGGACACGGCGGCGATGGTGCGCTCCACGATGCCGGGGTTCTTCGCCTCGGCCACGGCCACGTAGTCGGCCAGCAACAGGTCTGTGATGTGCTCGCGGGTGCAGTATTCCATGGCCGTTCCGGGTGTTTCAGACTGGTTTCAGACTGGTGTGAGGGGGTTGGCGCGGGCCTGTGCCCGGTCGCCGTCTTTCCGGCGGGCGCAAGCGCCATCCGCTAAGCCCACCCGTAGCGTGCGGGAAGTCCGGTTCGTGGCAAGGCGGGCGAGGGCTGGCCGATGGGGCTGGACTCTGGCGTCCTGCCCCGTCGGACGGGCCGAAGCCCAACGCAGCCAGGGGTCGGAATCCCCGCACGCTAGGCAACGACAATGGCCTTGCAGATGGTCTTCGGGTTTCGCGCGGGCAACGGCTTGGACTGGGCGATGAGGCGGAAGCCCGAATCGCCGGGCAGCGGCTCCGGCACCACGTAGAACGGCGTGGCCGCGTTGGCCGCGCTGATGGAGTCGATGGCGCAGTACCAGACCTTGCCGGGCACGTCGGTGGCGTAGGCCACCAGCGCCTTGGGCTCCAGCTTGTTGGTCCACTCGCCAGTGATGGGATGGGGGTAGGCCTCGTCCATGAGGGTGACGGGAAAGCCGCCGATGACCAGCTTGCCCTGCTCCTGGCTGATTTCCACGCGCAGGCCCTGCCCGCTGTCGGCGGTGCTGGTCCACGCCTGGCAGATGTCCAGCAGCACGGAAAACACATCGGACCCGGCATGGAACGCCACCTTGCCGCCGATGCCGGCCTGACGGATGGCCGTGCGCATGGCCAGCAGCAGCTTGTAGGCCGCGCTGGCCTTGGAATCGCCGGTCAGCATGGCCGCCGGGGCGTGGGTGAGCACCGGGCCGTAGTCGATGACGTAGTTCTCGTGCCCGCCGCCATCGATGCGCGAGGGCCAGTTCACCTTGCCAGTGTACAGCACCACGGATGCCATGGCCTCGGTGGTGTCGCGCACCAGGCGGCGCAGCGAATCCACCTTGCTGCTGCGCCACGTTTCCAGCGCGGCGGCGTTGCCAAGGATCAGCTTGAGGTCGTTCAGTTCCGCCGCCGTCACTTCGATGGACGGCTTGACCGGCTTGGGCGCGATGAGCTGCACGTCGTACCCTTCGCCACCCACGGCCACGGGCTGGCCGCCGCGCCGCACCACGGGCACGGTGCCCACGATGCGGGTCAGTTCGCCCACGCCCACCACGGCAAAGGGGTGGGTGGGCCGGTCGGGAAAGGCGGTATCCAGCACCGTGGTGGCAAGGTCGGGCAGTTTGGTCAGCGTGGCCGCGATGGCCTGCGGGGTGAAGATGTTCTTGAGCGAAAGCAGCATGGGAATCTCCTGATTGGGGGCCTAGACGGAATGGATGGTGGCCTGCGCGAGCAGGGCGGTTTCCGTGGCGGTCAGCGCCGCGCCGCCAGCCTTGGTCAGCACGGCGGCCCGCACGGTGCCGTGGGCCAGATAGACGCACGTGGGCAGGGTGGCCGTGTCGCACGGCAGGTCGCACACCCCGGTGGGGGGGGCCGCGCCATCCCACGGCACCAGCTTGCCGTCGCCGTCGCGCATCAGCACCAGCCCGGCGGGATAGATGCCGTTGTTCTGCTTCACCGCGCCGCTGCACAGCACCGGCGGGTGGTCCATGGTGTGGGCGTGGTCGCCCTTGAAGGAAAAGGTGCCGAGCACGCCTTCGTTCAGGGTCATGGGGGTGCCTCCTTGCGGCTAGATCTTGCGGGAAAGGTCGGCGGGGGCGGCAGCGGTCGGGGCCGAGAAGGCCGGGCCAGCCCCGGCGGGCGGCGCAACCGGTTGCAGGAACGGCGCGGGGGTGCGGCCTTCCAGCTGCTTCCAGAAGCGTTCCTCCAGCGTTTCCTTGCCGCCGTCGCTGAACTCCACGGGTTCGGGCACCTTGGACAGGGCGTCCACCTGCGCAAGGATGTCCTTGTGCTCGCCGGGGGTGACCTTGCCATCGGCGGTCAGGCGTTCCAGCCGGGCCGCGCGGGCGGCCCTGGCCTGCTCGCCCCTGTAGGCGGCGAATTCCTGTTCGGCGCTGGCCTTGCCTTCCTCTGCGGCGGTTCTGGCCGTGTCGGCGTCGGCGCGGGCCTTGTCGCTGGCGGCCAGCTTGTCCTTCAGCTCGTTGTTGGCCGTGGTCAGGCTGTTGACCTGCTGTTCCAGCGCGCCAATGCGCTTCTGAAGATCTTCCATATCCATGCGGGTTCCTCCGGGTGCGGGGTGTTCGGGGGTGTGGGCGGCAAAGCGGATGACGACGGCTTCCGAGCCATCGCCAAGCTGCACCGGCCCCAGCCCCTTGATGGCGGGCGGCACGCCGCCCAGCAGGCCCACGTGCCGCAGGCGCTTGCCGCCGGGGTGCAGGGCCATGGACACGTACCGATAGGAGCCACTGTGCACGGCTTCGCGCACCGTTTCCGGAACCTGTGCGAGCTGTGCGAACAGATCGGCCCCGGTGCGGCGCAGCGCCCGCACCCAGCCGTAGGCAGGGGAATCGGTTTCCGGGTGGCCGATGACCAGCGGGGCTTCTTCCCGCTGCGGGTCGTAATTGCTGACGATGGCGTCGAAGTCTGCGCTGGTGAAGGTGCGCGGCGTGCCCTGGCTGTCGGTCCACGTGCCGGTGCGGGCGATGCGGATCCACGGGTTGGCTTGGGGTGCGGCGTCCTGTGCGGTGTCGGGGGTGGCCATGTTGACTCCTTGTGCGTGGCGCGTTACCGAAAAGGTGGAAATGTCGTGGCGGCGTACCCTGAATGCCCTGACCGAGCAGGGGTCGTAAGCAAGGGTGCCGCCTGCCCGGAAGGCCGCGTGACTTCCGGGCCGTTTTCGTTTCAGGGCTCGCGGTACAGCAGCACCCCGGTACGCTGGGCTTCGAGGTATTCCAGTATTCTCCGCTCCGACCTGTCGGCCTTGGGCATGAAGGCGGTGGTGCCCACCCAGCCCCGCCCGTTGACCAGGTTGCACACGCCGAATCCCCCCACCTGTTTCTCGCCGTCCCGAAACAGCCGGATCATCCGGAGCGTCGTGCATGCCTTGCCCGACAGTTTGGCGGGCACCTGCCAGATTTCCCACGGGGACTTGATGGTGCGGGCCAGCAACAGCACGTGCTGGTCGCGGGCGTTTTTGGAGAGCTTCCAGTCGCCGGTGGCCTTGTCGATGAACAGCCCCTTGCCGATGACCACGGGCAGCTTCACGCCCGGCAGGCGGATGGCCGTGCTGGCATCGATGTCCGTCAGGCCGAATTCCTTCAGGAAGGCCAGCACGTAGTCCGCCGGGGCAAGCCCGCGCGGCAGGATGTCCGCGTTGGTCACGGGCAGGATGTGGCGGGGATCCAGCTTGGCCAGCGGGGGGCGGCACGGGTCGTCACCATCCGCAAAGGCCGGGCCGCCGCGCCTGCACAGCACGAGGGCCGGGGGAAAGGTGACCGCGCCGTCATCGAGCGGGCCGGGGGCCAGCCCCGCCAGCCAGTCCCGACCGGGGTTGACGGCAAAGCCCCTGTCCGCGCCGGGCATGGCCACGAAGTGCTCCATGCCGGTGGCCGGGTCCGTCCACACCGTGGGGCCGGGCATGTCGCGCCGCACGGTCAGCCCTTCGCGTTCCACCTGCCGCCGCGACAGCGAACGGACCCCGCACCGGCAGCGGAAGCCGTTGGGCGGGTAGTTGGCGTTCCAGAATTCGTGGTCCGCCGGGTAGACCATGCCGTCCAGCGCGGCATGGCCGGGCCGGGTGCGCCGGTCGCCCACGGCGTCGTACTGCCAGAAGGGGCGGTCCTGCACCGTGGCCCGTTGCTGGGCGTAGCGCCCGGCCTGATACGCCTGCTGCACGTTGGTGCGGAACAGGTTTTCCACCCGCCACGCATTGCCGGACCAGCCCTGCTCTTGCAGGATGTCGCCGATGCGGCCCTTGAACGTGGCCAGCGATTCCCCTTTTTCCAGCGCATCGGCCAGCGCCGTTTGCAGCGCCGCCACCCTGTCCAGCCGGGCCATGCCGGAAACGGCAAAGGCCCGCGTGCGGGCCGCGTCGGTCATGGCCCGGAAGGCTTCGGGCGTGACCGGCACCTTGCCGCGCCAGAAGGCCAGCGCCTCTTGCGGCGGCAGCGGATTGACCGAGATGCGGGCGGCGGTGCGGGGCATGCTAGCTGTCCTCCGCATCCGCATGCACTGCCGCGCGCCCGTAGGCCGTGGACGCCAGCATCATCTCCGCCAGCAGGTCTTCCAGCTGGTCCGGCCCCATGTGCGCGCCAAGGTGTTCGGCCAGCAGCAGTTGCAGGTCTTCCCAGCTTTCGGCGGCGTGCAGGGCCTTCTCAAGTTGCGTGACGGCGGCGGCGTTGGCGGCCATGGCGGCGGGCAGGTGGCGCTTTATGGCGTCATCAAGGGTGGCCTGCGTGGCTGCGGTTGCGGACGGGCGGGCACCGGCGGGGGCGGACGCGAACAGGGGGGAGTCTGCTTGCGAGGACGGGGGCCGGACCGGATCCTCCGCCGGTTCGCGCACGTCGAATTCCTCCGGGTCCAGGCTGTAGGCCCGCTCGAAGTGGGGTTTCTTCCACACCACGCCCACCTCGGACAGGGTCTTGTCCAGCTGCGCCCGCGCCTGAAGGTCTTCCGGCTCGTCGTAGGCAAAGACCGGGGCCAGCGCCGCCGGGCGGTTGACCTGCGCGTACAGCCACGCGATTTCGTTCAGGGTGGCTTCCACCAGACGGCGGTCTGCCTCGGCAAGGTCGTCGGCCACGTCCTTGTGCGTTTCGGACGCGGCGCGCGAGCCGTTGCGGCCATCCAGTTCCACGGTCAGGGTCTGCCCCATGAGCACCTTGGAAATGGAGGCGTCCCACCGGCGCAGGAACCTGTCGTGCAGGTCGCCCACCTGCCCGGACACCGTTTCCAGCCGCACGTCTGCCCCGTAGGGAATGACGGCCACCGCGTCCTGCACCATGCGGGCAAGGTCTTGGGCCATGGCCCGCTTGTCTTCGCGCGTGGCCTTGGCCGGGGCCACGCCCACGGCCCACGGCATGCCGTAGCGTTCCACGAAGGTGGTGTAGAAGGTGATGCCGCCCTTCTTGAACGCCACGGGCCACAGGCAGCGCGACAGCAGGCGCAGCCCGTAGGGGTTGCGATAGGTGGGGTGGTGGCGCGCCACCACAAACTTGCCCACGGGCAACGGTTCGCCCGTGGCCATGTTGGCCCCGCGCCAGACCAGCTCGTTGCGGTCGTTGTAGCCGAACCATTCCGGCGGGCGGGGGGTGACCTCTGCCAGCCGCCACCAGCCGCCGTGCGCTTCCCAGCGCAGTTCCAGCGGCGTCATGCCGTAGAACGGCGCATCGAGGATGCCGGAAATGACGGCGGCCATGTCCCAGCGTTCCATGTCTTCCGTCAGCAGGTCGCAGAGCTGGGCGGCGTCCGGCTGCGCATCGCGGCCCTTGCGCTGGCCGGGGGCCAGCGCGTAGTCGCGCCGGTTCAGCACTCGGTTCTTGCGGCCCAACATGGCCGTGGTCACCTGGTCGTCTGCGGCAAGGTCGTGCAGCACGGCCACATCGTCGTTGCGGGTGCGCAGTACCGGATCCGGGTCCGGCAGAATGCCGAGAAAGCCCCCGGCAAGGGAAAGGAAATCCCCGGCCCGCTGGCGGGTTGCCAGTTCCGAGGTCAGCGCCTCGGCATCGAACGGGCGGAACGAGCCATCCGGCAGGTACAGGCCGCGCGGGCCATCATTGGTGGGCATGAAAAAGCCTCCTGTCGCTTGGACAGGAGGCTATGCGATGGCGTGAGGGGATGCCGGAGGTGGTGGGCGGTTTGGAAAAGGTTTGCAAACTGCATTATATATAGTATGCACGCATGATAATTAAAAATGGAGATATACATGCTCAAATTATTTGAAATTATTGTGCCTGAGGAAAAATTACATCCAAATTTTAAAGCGTTGCTTGTGGAGCATCACGCCCCTGTTCGAGATGTTATTGAAAAATGGACTGAAGGATTTGAAGATAGGGACAATAAGATCGTAAAAGAATTTCAAACGTCGTTTAACTCTTCATTCTGGGAATTTTATATCTATGCAGTATTAAAAGAACTTGGGTTTGACATAGATTTTTCGCATAGCAGCCCAGATTTTTGTATAACAAAAGGGAATGATAATTTAATTCTTGAAGCTACAATAGCATCGCATGCAGATGGTGCGAATCCTGAATGGATCAAGGGGAAAATGGAGAGGCTAACGCCAGAAGAGATACACACAATTGAAAACATTGCAATGCTTAGACTTTCAAATGCAATATCTGCAAAGCATAAAAGTTATATAGAAAAATATTCAAAACTTAAGCACGTCGAAAATAAGCCATTCATTATTTGCATTGCACCGTTTGAACAGCCTTCTTTTTATGTTCAAGCTGACTCTGCAATACGTAAGCTTTTGTATAAATTTAACGCTCCAATATACAATAAAACAGAGCGTGGCGATGTGCATATTCTTGGCAATGAGTATGTTGATAGTGTTGTAAAGATAAATGAGTCAACTGTTGAGCTTGGCATATTTACTGATGACAGAATGAAAGAAGTCTCTGCGATAATTTTCAGCTCAACAGCAACAGCCACAAAGGCAAAAGCCTTAATATCTGATGAATATCCTGAAACCATTTTCTGGGCTGTGCGCTACCAAAAAGACTCATGGGATGTGCCGTACTTCATCAGTGCCATGGGTGGCGATTACCATGAAAGCATGTGTGACGGGTTGCATGTATTTATAAACCCGTTTGCGCAAAACAAATTTGATCCAAACGCATTTTTTCACGAAGATATTGCACTGCACATATACGATACAGAAGAAGAAATCACGGAGACGTATTTAAATGATGGCCACCTCATTAGTCATCTTTCGATGAACATGCTGTATGGCGAGGATATAATTAAAAATAATGCCACAACTCAAGGTGTAACGGAGTGGAAGAAGGTTGTAGCTGAGCAAAAAGACGGCATTTTATACCCATTAAATGCACGTGTCGGAATTGCGCTAAACAATCACATCGCCAGACACAAAGGATGGACAATAATTGTTTTTATGGACGATGTAGACAAAGACTGGGGTGCTATTGCAAAAAAAATAATAGTGTACAGAATTCAAGATTTCATCAATAGCAAAAATACAGAAAGCATCATATCCGACGTGAATTTTTCAGACAAAGATGCTGCGTTTTCTGAAATTATAAGACTCATAGATAATGAGCAGTAGCCACTGCAAATTAATACGATATGGTTGCCTAGGCGTGCCACACTGAGAACGACCTGCGCGTGCAAGGCCATCGCCACGTCGTCGTTGCGAGCACGCAGCCCGGGGCGGAGTCCGGCAGGACGCCGAGGAGTCGCCCACAGGACATAGCCTCTTGCGCTTGGGTCGGGGGCTATGCGGTAACGGCGAAAGATGCCAGAACGTGCGCAATCCATACAATGAGCATGGAGACCTTGAGAGCCCCCTTACACGCAAGACTTAATCCATTGCGCTTAAGGCTGGAGGTATGTCGTGGACGCTTGGAGTGATGCACAGCAACGTTTTGTATCAGCAGATGAACTTTATGAAATCCCTGACCCTAGGAATGTATCCTTTGTTTGCTCCGAATGTGACGCCATTCTAACCCCTTGTTCTTTCAAAATAACAAACAAAAGGACCGCGTATTTTTCAGCAAGAAGTGGACATGGAGTTGGCTGCCCGTACAACCCAATAAATAAAAAGCAAAAAAATGACAAAAAAAGAGAATCAATTGATGGGTTGCCAATTGATCATCCGAGCGTTCTAATATTCAGGGCTGCTCCTTCTGGGGATATTCAAATTAACGCAAGTGGTCAAAACATAGAAAATTACGGCGACGATGACTTCGAATATTACGCGCAAGATGATGTGCATGAAAAAATATATTCATCACTCAAAGGAATAGTTGAATTTTACGTTAAATGCCATAATCGTCGCAATGAAAACCTAAAAATTCGTGGCGTTGCAGATGGTTCATACGCGGATATATTCCGTTTAGTTCGCAGGCCTACGTATAACGACGGTAAATACTCATATCCAAACCACAGTAGAAATAATGTGTATTTTGGCATGCTTAGCATGCGAACTCCAATGGAAGAAAAGGACGACAGATTTATATTCCACATCTACAGGAAGGCTGATGATGGTGTTCCGGATTCGAAACGTCCAGGCGAGTATCTAGTTGAAGTATACAAGAACAAATTCCTGCATCGGCATACTGAAAAGGGAATATCCAGATACCGCACAGAATTTCAGCGCATAATAGATTCAAAGCGCCAGATTAACGGAGCAAGGATATATATATTTTTTATAGGCAGGCAAGATAATGATCATAATGTGTTCATTGTTGAAGACTTAAGAAAGATGTGCATTCGTTGCATGTCTACGGAAGAGCAAAGCAATTTACATAAACGGAGAGGTTCCTAATCTCTCCACCGTCTCCACTTCCCACGGCTCCACCGCCCCCAGCGTGGCCTGCGCATGCAGGGCCAGCGCCAGCGCCACGGCAGAATCCGCGTGCCGCTGGCCGTTACCGCCCCGGTTGCGGGTTTCCGGCACCCTGGGCACGCCGCGCACCATGCGCAGGTTGCGCAGGTCGTCCTTCACGTCCGCATCGCGGGGTAGGACGATGGTGCGGTCTTCCATGCGCGCCTTCACGCGGGGCATGTGCTCACGATACCAGCCCTCCGATAGCATTACCTCGGCCACCATGGAAGGCCCCCACGTCTGGCGGGCGTACTCGGCAAGGGCCTGCCCGTTGCCGCGCGCATCCAGAGACACGCCGCCCCAGCGGGGCAACCCGTTGATGAGGTAGGTCAGAATCTGTTCCTGCGTGCGGAACGGGGCATCGCGCAGTTCCAGCAGAAACGGGGTGGCCATGGTCAGGTCTGCCCGTTCCGTCAGCGGCCAGAACACCGAAAGGTCGCCCGAACGCCCAAAGTCGCCGCCCACGTAGTGGTTGCGGTCCCTGGGCAGCACGGCCAGCAGCGGGGCCACGTGCTCTTCCAGCCACGCGGCCACCATGGCCTCCGCCTGCGGCAGGGGCACATCCACAAAGGTGTCCACCGGGGGCCGCCAGCGCAGCACCGGCACGTCCGCCGCCTGCTCGGCCATGCACCCTTCGATCAGCGCGCCGGGCAGCCATGCGCCGCCGCTGCGTTTGGGGATGCAGAACAGTTCCTCGTCCGCGTTGTCGCCGTGCCGATGCACGATGTCCGCGCGCCACGCGGTTTCTGCCTGCGGCGACCATGGCGTGCCGAGCTGGCGGCAGATGGCCCTGTACAGGCCGTGGCCCAGCGCATCGTCCAGCGTGGTGCGGTGCAGGGCATAGTCCCACTTTCCGGCCCGGATTTCCTGAATGCGCTCGTTGAACAGGTTTTCCTCGCCATTGTGGGTGGAGATGACGCGCACCTGCCCGCCCCACATCAAAAGGGCCATGGCCGCCTTCAGCACCTCCTCCAGGTTGTCCACGAAGGCCGCCTCGTCGATGACCACGCGCCCCTGCTTGGAGCGCAGGCTGCGCGCCTCTGACGGCAGGGTGACCACCTCGTGCCCGCTGGCAAAGCGGATGCGGTAGACCAGCACGTCGCGGTCCGGGTCGCCCAGCAGGCACAGCCCGTCCTCTATCTGCCCGGCCACCACGTTCAGGGCGCGCGCCCACCACGCGCAGTCCTTGATGAACTGCTCGGTCATGTCCTTGTTGTAGGCAAGGTAGTAGGTGGATTGCCCGCCGTGCTCGCGCGCCAGCGATGCGGCCAGCACGGCGTCCAGCGCCTCTGCCCAGCTTGCGCCGATACGGCGGGACTTTTCCCACCACTTCACGGGGTGCTTGTCGTCTATCCATGCGCGCTGGTAGCCCAGCAGGATGTCTGCGGACATGGTTGTTTCCTACTTGAGCCCCAACGCTTCGCGCAGGGTTTGGGCGATGTCGGCAGGGATGCCCCGCGTGCGCGCGGCGTCCGCCGGGTCTTCGTCCGGCGCGACGGAGCGTTCCAGCGTGGCCAGCAAATCAAGGCATCGTTGCACCTCTTGCAGGGCGCGCAGATCCACAGATTCCGGGCGGGCCAGCAGCATGTGCAGGCGGCGCTCCACGGCGATGCGCACGGCTGCCACGGCATCGGCCCGCGTGCGGATGGCGGGCAGCTCGCCCGTGGCGGCATCCGGCAGGGCCTGCCCCTGCCGGGCGGCCTCCGCCTCTTTGAGGGCCAGCGTTTCCAGCGCGGACACGGCAAAGGCGTTCTGCGCATCCGGCTTGTTCAGCAGGGCCTTCAGCGTCTTGGACCGGGCCAGCACCTTGTCTGCGCGGATCTCGCTTTCGGCCCGTGCCAGTTCCTCTCGCTTTTCGCGCCAGCCGTATCTGTCGGCCCAGCGGCACAGGGTGGAGACGGCCACGCCGGTGGCCGCCGCCACGCCCTCGAAGGTCAGGCGGTCGGAGCAGTACAGTTCCTGCGCGCGCCAGACGGTTTCCGGTTCGTGCTCCCTGCCCATGGTGGCTCCCTGCTCGCTTCGGGGCTAGTCGCCCAGTTCGCGGTTGAGGATGGCCAGCTTGCGGTCGATGCCCTGCAACTCGCCCAGGCGTTCGTGCAGGGCCATGGCCGCGTTCACCACCACCTCGCGGTCGATGGCGGACACTTCTTCCGCAAGGGGCAGCGCCAGGCGCAGCCGGTCGCGCAGGGCCTCGCAATCAAGGGCCACCCGCTGGCGCTGCTGGCGCAGTTCCACGCGCTGGCCCATGTACTGGGTGCGTTCGCTCATTTGTTCCCCCGTGCGGCCTGCCGTGCAGCCGGACAGCTCATGTTGTTTTCGATCAGGTTCACCACGCGCTCCATGGTGCGGGTGTTGCTGACCACCACGTCGGTCAAGTCGTTGGCCATGCGCTCGTACACCTTCACCAGTTCCACATTGTCGCGGTAGTACTGGGCCGTTTCCTTCTGGTGTTCGCCCAGTTGGCGCAGCACGGTCTGCATGTCGGCCCGGTAGGTTTCCAGCCTGCCGGACGCTTCTTCGCGCCGGTTGTCCGATTCCGCCTGTAGGGCGGCCACCATGGCGGCCACGTCCTGCCGGTAGGTTTCCAGCAGCTCGGCCTGCTTGCGGCCACGCAGATGGTCGAGAACCAGCACGGTGATCAGCACGGCGGCAGGCCCGGCAAGCATGATGGCCACAAGGCCCGGCACGCCGAGCTGTTGCAGGATGCCTGCGATCACTTGCAGGGCCTGCACGAGTTTGGTGATGTCTGCGGGGTTCATCGACCCTCCGGGATCTGGCGTTTGTAACAGGCAAGCGCGGCTTCCAGCGCTTCGGCATAGCTGCGGTGGATGTCGTCGCGCCGCAGCAGCGCATCCACGTTGGCGGGCGCGTCAAAGGGCATGGCCCGGTCCACGGGCGGCAGCGCGGGCCGGGGCGGCGCGGCGCAGGGCTTTGCGCCCACCACCACCGGGGCCGGAGGCACCACGGGCACGGGCCGGGCCGCGCAGCCGCTACCAAGGGCGATTGAGGCGATCAGCAGCGGCCATGCGCGTGGCATCGTCCACAACCTCCTGACGCTCCGCATCGGTGCGCGGGCGGGGTTTGACGGTGGAAAGGATGGCCGCGCGGGCTGCGGCATCCGTGGCGGTCTTCTGCTCCCGTTCGATGCAGGCGGCGGCGTATTCCGCCTGCGCGTCCGCCGTGGCGTTGGCCTGCCGGGCCACGGCGGCCCAGCGGTTGCCCTCCGCCACGGCGGCGGCAAGCTGTTCCCTTGTGGTGGCGTGCGTGGCCTGTTCCGTGCGCAACTCGGCCTGCACCAGGGCGCAACGCACTCCCACGGCGGCCAGCGCCACCAGCAGGACCACGGCCACGGCGGCCAGCGCGAGCAGGCGGGGCTTGGGCGAAAGGAAGGCGGTGATGGCGTCGAGCATCAGGAGCGCCCCCCTTGCGCCGGGCAGGAACCCGCGCCCCAGCCCGCCGCCATGTAGACCGGCTCCAACACCAGCAGGATGCGCCGGGGGTAGCCCCTGTTCTCGCGGAAGGCGGCACGGCTGCGGCCCGCGTTGACGGTTTCCACACTGCCCCACCACACGTCCGGGTCCAGCCCCTGCGCGGCGGCCTTGCGCTCGTCGCGCGTCAGCCAGCCGGGGCCGCCGTTGTACCCGGCCAGCCCCTTGGCCATGCGGTCGCAGGGGGTGGCGGCGCGCACCCGTTGCAGGATCCACCAGTCGTAGGCCACCAGAGCCCGGATGGCCCACGCGGGGTTGAACGGCGCGGGCTGGCCCGTATCGGGCATGACCGTGGGCAGCCAGCGGGCGGTGCCGGGCATGAACTGGGCCAGCCCTTGCGCGCCCACGGGCGAAACCGCCCCGGCGCGCCATTCGCTCTCCTGGTGGATCTGCGCGGCAAAGGTGGCCACCGGCGCATCCATGCCGAAGCGGAACCGGGCTTCACGGGTAAGCGTGGCCCGGTGGCACAAGGCATCCGGCGGGATGGTGGCAGCGTGGGAGATGGCGGGGAGTGCGCAGAGCAGAAGCAGCGCGCACAGGATGAGGGGGCGAAATTGCCGCGCAGGCAGATGGCGCATGAGCATCACAGGCCCAGCCCCACGGCCAGCATGGCCCCCAGCATCAGCAGGGCACGGCAGATCATGCTCACGCAGGCCATGCCCACGGCCACGGCCAGCACGGTGCCGGGACCGATGGGCAGCGAAACGCCCATGCGCTCCGACAGCATGGCCCCGGCGCTGGCGGCAAGGGTTACCGCGCGGTCACCGGTCAGCCACTGGTCGGGGCGGCCATAGGGAAACACCCAGCGGGCCAGCCAGTAGCCGCCCACGCTGGCCAGCGTGAGCAGCGAGCCCTTGTACATGATGACGGGCAGGTTCTGCGGCGCAAAACGGGCCACGCCAAGCAGCAGCACAACGGCCAGCGCCATGCACCAGCCCATGCGCGGAGGACGGAACCGGGGAAGTTTTCGGGGGGTAAAACGCATACGATCCTCCTTTTGGGGAGGATCGTAGGTGGTCTAAGCCATTGCGTCCGCAAGCTGTACGAGCTATGCGCAAACAAATAAATACAGGTGCGAGGGGCTTTGTATGGCTTTTTTCGACAGATCATTCCGCTGGCTTAATGCAGTGCGGCAAAAAAACACAAAACTGAGAAAGGAAAATTTCGAGGACTGGCCACGAATCAAAAAAATTGCAGAAGAATATTTTGAAGAAGCCAAAGAAGCCTCGACCATAGCAAATGGTGAAGGACTGTATATATATTCAAGCGATGTCGACAGGGAGAATTTCGAAAAATTTAAAGGGACACCATTTGAAATTGAAAATGTTGAATATGGAAGGGATTACATAGCGATAAGATTTGGAAAGATACCTCTACCTGTTAAAAAACTTGAAATTAAAGATGGAAAAAAGCACTCATCCTACGTCGTAGAGCATGGAACTGTCGGCTACATAATGCAAACAACAATGGGCCATGTTGTTTTTTATATCGAACCATGCAAGTCAGAAGTTCACGAACAGAAGGATAAGGGATTTGTATGGCGTCTTTTTAAGATGGCAAGTGACGTTGAACATCGCCATATAATATCATTTGTAAAGTGCATAATAAAAACACAGGCGAACACTACAGCACTTTCAAATGCAAATTTTAAGAATTTAAAGAATGCATTTGACGCTTACTATCAGAAAAACAAAGACATAATAAAGGCACATGCATGCGGCTTTGCATATGGCGTCATCGCCTCTCTAGTCGCAAGCTTGTTGTTCGAAAAAATGAAGTTGTTGTTCAACTAAACAGAAAGGAGGAGCATGTGAGCACTGAAGAGAAGAATGAGTCTGAATATTCCGAAAAAACATTTTGGGATAAGGTTGCCGAGCACGCTCTCGATGCAGGGAAAGATGTAATAAGTCACGCATTAACACTTTACTACACGATGCAAAGAGACAGCACTCCCATGTGGGCAAAGAGCATCATAGTATCTGCTTTGGCATATTTTATCTTGCCAATAGATGCTGTGCCCGACATTGTGCCTGTTGTCGGATACGTTGATGATCTTGGTGCGCTGGCAGCTGCCTATGCAGCTGTAGCAATGCACATATCGGAAGAAGACAAAGAAATGGCCAAGAAAAGAATGAAAACATGGTTTGGGGAGAATTGCGAAGCGTAGCACGTCACGACCGCAGGGGGGGAGCTAGGCGCTAGCCCTACTCCTCCCAATCCTCCATCATGGCCTGCACGTCCTCGGCGGGGACTCGCACGGGCGGATCCTTCAGCCGTCGCAGCCTGCCCTCTGCTATCCAGTGGTAGATCTGGCTGGCGCTGGCGTTCAGGCAGTAGGCTGCCTGGTTCACGTTCAGCAGGCGCAGCCGGGTCACCATTTCCTGCGGGGTGAGGGTGAAGGGCAGTTCCCGGCTGTAGGGATAGCGGATGGGCAGCGGCGGCGCGAAGCCGTCGGGGCGGTTCAGGCTGCACCGGCGGCCACAGCCGATGCACAGGAACACGTCCGCCCGGTGGAACCAGTACGGCCCGCTGGAGCGCCGCGTTGCGCCCGGCGTGGGCAACGGCGCGCGCGGGCAGCGCAGCCGCTCGTACACCGCCGCCTCCACGGTGCCCTGATAGGGCCGCCAGCCGTGCCGCACCAGCTTCACCACGTCATCTATCAGCGTCGCCATCCGTTTCCTCCGTCGTCTGGCCCGCAAGGGCAAGGATGTCTCGTGTCTGCGCCGCGAACATGGGCTCGCAGCGGTCGCACAGGCCGGAGCCGCGCGACAGGCACCGGGCGCAGGCGTGCTGGCGCAGGATGCGCCCGATGCTGGCCGCGTCGAGCCCGGCGGGGCGGGGTTGCCGCAATGCCTGCCGGATGCGTTCCCCCTGCCTGTCCATGTCGCCCGCGTAGCGCCCGGCCAGCACCTGATAGACCGTGCCGCGCGGCAGCCCCGTCTGTTTGCAGAACCGGTGCGGCGTTCCGTAGTGCTGCCGGATGGCCGCATCGAGCGCCGCGCGTTCCTCGTCCGTCACGCGGTGGCCTCCGCCGCATCCTGCTCCCGCCGGTCCCTGGCCCGCAGGCGCGCTTCCAGATCCCTTGCCAGCGTGCGCAGGTTGCCCTCGTCGTCCAGCCAGCGGAACGCCTCCACGCCAAAGGCCCACTGCACGCGGGTGTCCAGACTGGTCATGTCGTAGCCCAGTTTGCGCCACATGGCCGCGATGCCGCGCTTGCGGGCGGCCTGCGGCCCTTCGGGAATCTCGTACCAGTCGCTGCGCCGCCCGGCGGCCTTCACCTTGTACGGCTTGCCTTCCCTCGGTGCGGCGTTGGACGTGAACTTGGCCCCGCGTTGCGCCAGGTGGTCGCACAGGCGCACCAGCTCCGGCGCGGTCAGATCGGCCCGCGATTCCTTGCCGAACAGGTTGCGCAGCATCTCGCGCAGGGTGTCGGCATCGATGCCGAGCTGCTTCACGCCGATGGAGGACTTGCCCATCAGGGCCTTGCGGTGGGCGGCGTTCGTTCTCGTCTTTCTCACCTTGGGTGACACTCCTCGGCGGGCACCAGCACGGTGCCCCGCCCGTAAAGATGCACGGCCACGTATCAGCGCCCGTCGGCCCCCAGCACGGGGGCCTCGCTGGCGATGCGGGTCACGTCGTGCAGGGGGGATTCGTCGGTGCCGCCGGTGCGTACGGCCACAAGGCGCTTGCGGGGCAGGTGGTCCGGTCGTGGGGGCGGCGCGGCGTGGCGCAGATCCACGCCAAAGATGTGGTAGGCCAGCAGCGCGGCAATCTCGGCCACGGTCAGGAAGCGCCCGTTGCCGTGCAGGCCGTGGGGGGCGTCCAGCCACTTGCGGCCCATGCGCAGGCGGTACAGCCCCTGCGGGCCGCCCCATTGCGCTGCGGGAAAGAATTCCACGGTGCCCGACCCGATTGCGCCGTTTCTGACGCAAACAGACGCGCATTTCTTGCGATGTTCGGCCATGCCGTTTCCTTTGTGCGGGGTGGCTGCTCGTCAGGCCCGGCGCGCCACCGCCGGGCGACCGCCCCACCGCGTGGGCGGGGCGGTTTCGCATTCATCGCGCCTTTTCCTTGTGCTTCGCGCCGCGCTGTTCCGGTTGCCACCAGTGCTCCAGACGCAGGGTCTTGCGCACCGCATCGGCGGGCAGGCCCGACGCCACCAGCAGTTGCCCCGCCTCTCGCCGGATGGTGCGCGTCACGTCGGCCTTTTCACGCACGCCCCGCGCCTTGAATTCGGTGTTGCGGGCCAGTTCCGGCATGTCGCCGGGGTCCAGGTTGGTGTTGCGCAGCACGCGCTGGGCGTAGAGCCGCGCGTAGCGGGGAATGTCGATGCTGTCGTGGGCCATGTCCGCCTCCGGTGCGTCAGGCCGCGCGCTCCACGTCCTCGCGCGCGATCTCGATGTAGAAGTCGTCGGTGATGTGCCGCTTCAGGCCCACCAGCTCCAGCTTCGAGGCGGGCCAGCCCGCCGCCACTTCCTTGTTGACCTCTTCCTTCACCCGGATGCCGTCGAGAAAGCCCAGCTCGCGCAGGCGTTCCAGCGTCATGGCCACCGTTACCCTGGGCACCTGCTTGAGCTTGGTGGCCTGCCGGAAGCCGACGACGCCGAAGCCGAGGTCGATGCTCTTGCGGTCCATGAACAGTTCGGCCTTGTTCAGCGTGGCCCACGTGGCCACGGCGTTTTCAAGGTCTGCCCGGCGGGCCAGCAACGGGGCGCTGGCCTGGCTGGCGGCGGCCTTGGCAGCGTCGATGGCCGTGTTCATGTCCGTTTCGATGCCGGTCAGCTTGCGGTCGATGACCGCGATTTCCGCCAGCGCGCCTTCGGCCTGCGGACGGTCGGCGATGATTACCGGGTTGGGCTTGCGTCGTGCCATCAGTGCGTCTCCTGCGTTTCGCCTGTCGTGTCCCCGGCCCCGGCGGACATGCCGGGCACGGGGAACGTCTGTTCCATGGTTTCCACCTGTCCGGCTGCCGCATCCAGTTCGTTCTGGATGCACCGGATAAGGCCCCACGTTTCCTCGCTGACCTGTCCGGCCAGCACGCCCAGCGCCAGCCGGGCATCCCTGATCTTGTCGGCCACCATGGTCATGCCTCCGTGGCGGGCGGGGCGTCGGCCCCGGTTGTGGTGGTTGTGATGGGGAACCGTGCGACAAGCACGGCAAGCTGTTGCTGAATCTTGCGCCGCGTGGCGGGAACGTCCGGGTCTTCCAGCAGCAGGATGCGGCAGAGCTGGGCCGTGGCCTTGCGTTCGGCCTCGTAGGGTGTCGGCAGGTCGATGGGCGGCCACGGGGTTTCACGGCGTTCGCGCCCGGCGGCGGTCAGCCGCCACAGGTTGGCGTTGCCGTCCTGCCCGTTCCGGGCGATGTGGCCTTCCGCTTCCAGCCAGCGCACGTACCGGCCCACCGTGGTTCGTTCGACACGGGCAATAATGGCGATGTCCGCCAGCCGCCACCCGGCGGTCTGGATGCGGATGGCCCGCCACATGCGCACGTAGCTTTCGCCCGTGCGGCGCGGTTCCACGCCGGGCACCAGCCGCCAGAGGCCCCGGTCCGGCTTGTCCACCTCGCCACGTTCCATCAGGGAGTGCAGCCGCCTGCGCAGCAACTGGCGCTGGCTTTCCGTGGTCAGGCCAAGCGCTTCGGCAAGCTGCGGCGTGGTGACGGATTCCTTGCCGGTGGGGCAGAAGGACCGCAGGGCGGCGCGCACGGCGTCCATGGCGTCGGTGCGCATGGCTACCTCCGCCCGGCGGGCAGTGCCGCCTTGACGAGGGCCGCATCCACCGTGCCGGTGTTCCTGGCGCGGGCGGCGGATTCCACCGACAGCAGCAGGTTGTGAACCCGGCGGAAGTTGCCCCTGGCCTGCTTGTGGATGAGCGCGGCGGCGTCGGTGGTCAGGGCAAGGTCGGCCCCTTCCATGGCGTACAGGGCCACGTCCTGAGTGCTGATGCCGGTGAAGGCCACCCGGTATTCGTCGGGGATGCGGTCGTCGATGCGGCTGCGCTGCGACAGTTTGCCGGGCAGGTGCTGCTCGCCAATGAGCACCACCGGGCAGCCGGACATGTCGTGGATGTCGCGCAGGTCTTCCAGCCGACGCAGATCCAGCCGGTCGGCCTCGTCCACGTAGATGGTCACGGGTTCGGCATCGAGGGCGCGCAGGATTTCGGCGCGGCAGCGGTGCGCGCCGTGGGGCCGCGCCTCCATCAGTTCCCAGCACAGTTCCTGAAGGAAGGCGTGCTGGGTCATGCCTTCCAGCACCCGCAGAAAGGCCCCGCCGTGCTGGGCGTACATGCTGTGCGCGGCAATGGTCTTGCCCACGCCCGCCTCGCCCCACACCGCCACCATGCCGGGGCGGCCGCGCTCGGTGTCTTCCGCCTGCCGCAAGGCCCGGCGCAGGCGGGCCACGTTGTCCGTTTCGATGAAGATGCCCTTTTTCATGATGCGCGAGCCTCCATGGCCGCCATGCGCGCAATCAGGCGGCGTTGCTGTTCGTAGCGGGGCAGGGCCACCTCCAGGTACTCGTCCGATTGCTCGTACTCGGCCTTGAAGGTGGCGTCGGCTTCGGTCAGGGGCAGGCCCTGAACCTCGGAAATCTGGAAAAGGAACTCGTAGCGGTCGAGCTGCGAGGCGAAGAACGACGGGGCCTCGTAGGCCGGGCGGGCCGCCATGCGGGCGCGGTGTTCGGCAAGCATGGCCTCATGGGCGCGGCGCTCGTCGTCGGTGATGGTGGGCAGTTCGCGGCGGGCGGGCACCGGCAGGGCGTGTTCGCCTTCGGGCAGGGCCGCCGGGGCATCGCTGGCCAGTTGCGCCATTCGCTGCCGGTGTTCGGGGATGACCACCGCATCCAGCAGCGCCCGCGAGCTGGCCCCGGCCAGCTTCTCCTGCTCGCGCCGGATGGTAAGGGCGGCGGCAAGCTGGTCGCGGTGTTCACCTTCGCCCAGGTAGTAGGCGGCGGGGTGCAGGGCCTGCATCTCGTGCGCTTCGGCAAGGAAGCGGCCATCGGTGGCGTACACCAGCACGCTCTGCGGGCGCTGGTCGTCGTAGCGCACCACGACCGCGTGCTTCTTGCCGTACAGTTCCGGCGCGTAGTAACGGCGGCCCAGCAGGCGCACCGTGCCGCCCCGGTCGATTTCCCGCACCTCGCGCGAGAGCATCCACAGGTTCAGCCGGTTCAGGTCGTCGGCGGTCAGGCCCGGCCCGCGCCCGGCGCTGAAAATTTCGTGCGGGGTGCGCCCGGCAAGGTGGCCGCGCTGCGGGCGCAGCACGTAGGCGTCGAAGAAATGGGCGATGGCCGCGTGGGTTTCCTGCATCGTCAGCGGGCGGCCGCCGAGGGCGGCGTACAGCTTGCGGTGCATCGCCTCGCCCCGGTGCAGGCGGGCGGGCTTGGTGTCGATGCTGCGGCCCGTGTACGAGGGCACCCAGTTTTCCAGTTCGTGGAAGGTGCCGAAGAACCGTTCGATGGGCTTTGATTGCCCGTGGTAGGCCCATGCGTGGATCACCTGCACGCCCAGGTCTTCGTACAGGCCCACGATCCCGGCCTGCCGGAAGTCGACGCAGCCCTTGAAGTGCCGGGCGCGGAACGCCTTGCCGTTGTCGAGGTAGGCGATGCGCGGCACCTTGCCGAGCCGGATGCAGGCCCGCCGCAGGGCGGCGCTGATGCAGGCCGTGTTCTCGGTGGGCATCAGTTCCCACCCCAGCGGGTAGTTGCTGGCTCCGTCGAACCACAACACCATGGTCATGCGGCAGGGCTTGCCCGTGTCCGGGTTGGTCGTCTCGAAGTTCAGGGTGTGGCCGTCGGCGATGAGGATGTCGCCCACCTCCACCAGCCCCCAGTTGCGCTCGAACCAGATGGCGGCCTTGTCGTTCCACGCCTTTTTGCCCTCGCGGATGAAGGTCCATTCCGCATGGCAGTCGCCCATGTACTGGTTCAGGAAGCGCCGGATGGTGGCGTCGGACGGCACGTGCAGTCCTTCTGCCGCGCACAGCGCCGCCACCTGGTTGCACACGTAGCTGATGGCCGGGTTGTTGATGTGCAGCGCCTTGCCGAGGATGATCTGGCGGTGCCGCTCGGTAAGCAGCGACTTGCCCCGGTGGGCAAGGCCGCGCTTGTCCGCAATGGCCATCAGGTCGCCCGCGCGGCGCTGCTGCACCTTCCAGCGTTCCAGCGTCTTCCAGCTGACCGGCCCCACCGTGGCCAGCAGCTGCGGCCACGCGCCGCCATCGTACGCGGCAAGGAAGTCCGCCCGGCTCTGCACGGACTTGCCGTGCCTGCGCAGCCAGTCGAGATACAGGCGAACGAGGTCCAGCCGGGCAAGGGCCTGCTGGCGGCGCTTGGGGTCGAGCGGGGCGGGCGCGCCGGGCAAGGTGGACGGGGCGGATGGGGTGGACGGGTGGTCCGACGCGGCAGCCGCCACGGCGGTGCGTTCTTCCGCCATGCGCACGGCCAGCGCCGTGCCTTCCGGCATGGAAACGACCAGCCATTCGTTGCCGCCGCCACGCCCCGGCCTGCGCCGGGCCTGCCAGCCTTCGCGCCGGGCGCGCATCTGGACGGCGCGGTCGGTGACCCCGAGCGCGGCGGCCAGTTCGCCTGCGGTGTATGCGTCCTTGAAGGTCTTCATGGTTCGGCCCTGCTGGTGCGGGCGGCGCTACGCGGCGTCCTGCCGTTCGGGTTGGGTCAGGGGTTGCGGCTGGGCCAGCCTGCGCGGGTCGAACAGGTACTTTTCCGGCACGCCAAGGTCGCGCAGCGCGTCGAGCACGCGGGGGCTGTGCAGTTCGCCGCGCACGGTCTTGGCCACGGCTTCGCCAGACAGGCCGATGAGGGCGGCAAGGCTGCGCATGGTGTGGTTGCGCCGCCGCAGTTCGCGCTTGATGAAGTCTGAAGCGTCACCGCGCCGGTGGCCGCAATCGGCTCTGGTCATCATAGGGTTTCCTCCAGTTGTCTCCGGCGCTTGCGCGCCAGTTTCTCTTCCTTCACGGCCCTGCCGAAGTGCGCGTCGCGCAGGACTTCGGGCGTGAGGATGCCCAGCCCGAAGGTGCGCAGGATGGCTTCCAGCGGGCCGAAGTCGCCGGTGGCGTGGCAGAAGACCACCACCGCCAGAAGCGAGGGCGTGTGGTCGCGGTCGTGCGGGGCCAGCCACTTGTCGAGCAGGTCCTTGGAAATGACCCTGGCGTTGCCCCGCGTAAGCCTGAGGTTGTGAGATCTGGCGATGGCGTTGATGCGGTCGACGAGCAGCTTTCGGCCTTCCGCGCTTTCACCTGCGGCGCGGTTCATGGCCGCGCGCACGGCGGGGATCACGCCGGAAAGATTGGGAGTGCTGTCGTCGAAAAGGGTGAGCTGCCGCATATCGCCGTCCGCGTTCTGGTCCGGCAGGGGGTGATAGCGTCCGAACGATATCAGTCTACTGCCGTTGACCGTGGTAAACAGGCGGGATAGGTTGCGCGGTGGATAGTAATCACAACCGCCCGCAAGCCTGATTTACAGCTTTAGATTTAAAATTTCAACCCGAAATTCACTTCGGAGTTTAAATTTTACGTCTTTGGCGTAAAGCCTCGGATTTAAACGAGGAGCGGTCCGCGTGGCGTTTCGCAGTTCAATTCGGAGTTCGCCATGCAGACCGCGAAATCGTTCGAGGCCATATTCGAGCGGCTCATGAAGGCAGCAGGGGTCAGAAATGATTCCGAATTGGCCCGCGCACTGGGCATCACGCCCCAGTCGGTGAACGGGGCGCGCAAGCGCGGGGAAGTGCCTCCGGCGTGGGTTCAGTCTTACGCTGAAAGAACCGGCACCAGCAGCGACTGGCTGTTCTTCGGGCGCGGCCCCATGCGCGTGGAGGAACAGGCCCAGGCCGCACCTGCGGGCAAGTCGGCGTTCGGCCCGGAAACGGTCACCTGCGCGGACTGCGAACTGGTCATGGTGCCCATGGTGGAGGCGCGGCTTTCCGCCGGTAACGGCAGCTTCGAGGTGGGGGCCGATGTGGAACGGCGCTACGCCTTCCGCACCGACTTCCTGCTGCGCAAGGGCTCGCCGTCGAGCATGGTGCTCATGCGCGTCGATGGCGACAGCATGGAGCCCTACGTGCTCAACGGCGACGTGGTGCTGATCGACCAGAGCCAGCGCGACCCGCGTCCGGGCAAGGTCTACGCCGTCGGCGTCGAGGAACTGGTCTACCTGAAGGTGGTCAACGCCTCGCCCGGAAAGCTCGTGCTGACAAGCTACAACGCCAGCTACGCGCCGCTTGAAATCGACGCGCGTGGCGACCTCGCAGACGGCGTGCGCATCATTGGCCGAGCGGTCTGGGTGGGCCGCGAACTGGGCTGACCTCCGCCCCCGCATCCGCGCGTTGAACGCAAAAACGCCCCGGAAATTTGCGCTGCTTTTGGCGCAAACTCCGGGGCTTTCGTTTCTCAAGTTCCGTGGCAATCACCACGGCAAACGGCGCTTCGTTCTCAACTCATCGCGTGGCGGCATCCGCAGGGCAGAATCGCTCGCCTTCCCGCGTCCTGCCTACATTCTTCCTGCATCCTTCCGATTCGATTCAGGCCCTACGCCATTTCTCAACTGTCCTGCCCCCCTATAAAGCCGGTGGCCCGCATGCCCGGATTGACCAGGTCGGCGGGCTGGATCGCGCCGAGCGGGCGCGGTGTCCGGCGCCTCGGCGGCGCACCGGGCAAGAGCCAGGCCCGTGTCGTGGCGGCCTTGCGGTCCGTGTCTTGGCCGTTGCCCACCGTTACCCTTGACCGGCGGCACCGGCTCGGCTAGAAAAATCCCCTCTCGTCACGCGCCCGTAGCTCAGGTGGATAGAGCAGGAGCCTTCTAAGCTCTTGGCCGGGGGTTCGAATCCTCCCGGGCGCGCCATAAATTTCAGGATGTTACCGTATAAAAATGGTAGCGTCCTGTTTTTCATTTCTACCCTATTTCTACCCTGCGGTCGTGCGAGCCCTGTTTTCGCCTTGGACTGCGTCCTGTGGAGCGGCCGCACAGCAAGCCTTTGCTGCAGCTCTGCCGACGTCGGATCCGGGCGTCTCGAGTCGCGCGAACCGGCGGCCGCCACCTTCTCCTCGCGCGTCAGCGCGATCCAGGAGGCCCGCGTCCCCCGCGCCCCCCTCTCCCCCATACCCGGGAGGCAGGCCAGATCGTCCCAACAGGGGACGGACGCCTGCAACTTTTACGGGTCCTTCCTGCGATTTCCCACAGGTACGGCTACTCCCGACCCCAGGGTTTGGCCGCGATGCGTGGAACGAAAGTCGTGGAAAAATGGAAAGCCCGGACCCGGTGCACCACGCCTGCATACGCTACCGCCGCATCGTGTTACGCAGCCCGAAGGCTTCCTGACGGCCGTCATGGGGACCCCGCCCGCCTGCGGCATCGTGCCGGGCATGGAGGTGCGCCATGTCTGCTGACACCCGGAACACCACCGAGGACATCCGCGCCCGGGTCGCCCAGCGTGTGAAGGACGAAGCGCAGGATACGCTCCCGACCGATCCCGCGCGCCTGCCGGACCTTCCCGATTCCTTCGTGCTGGAGGCCTCGCGGGCCAACCGGGTGGGCGACGCCATGGTCTTCAATGCCCTGCACCGGGGCAGACTGGTCTTCGTGAAGCGCTGGGGCCGCTGGCTGTTCTTCAACGGCCAGCACTGGGAAGAGGACCTCATCGACAAGGCGGCCGAGGATGTCGAGAACGTCTGCGAGGCTTACCTGCGGGTTGCCGCCAACCTCGGCAAGATGGCCTCCGAGCTGACCGGCGACGAAAAGTCCGCCCTCGAGCGCAAGCGCGACCAGCTGCTCAAGCGGGTGGACCTGCTGCGCACCCCGGGCGGGTTCGACCAGATCCTCGAGTGCGCCCACAAGATCCGCGGCAAGCTGGCCATCATCGGCGACGAGCTCGACAGGCAGCCGTACCTGATGGCCTGCCCGAACGGGGTCATCGACCTGCGCACGGGCGAGATGCACGCCGGACGCCCCGACGAGTACCTGCTGAACGCCTGCACCACGGCCTGGCAGGGCATCGACGCCCCGCGCGAGACCTTCGAGCAGTTCCTGCTGGCCTGCCACGACGGCGACCGCGAGGTGGTGGGCTTCCTCAAGCGTGCGCTGGGGTACGGCCTGCTGGGCCACATGCGCGAACACATCTTCCTCGTGTTCTACGGCGACAAGGGCCGCAACGGGAAGGACACGCTGATGAAGGCCGTCACCAACGCCCTCGGCGAGACCCTTTCCGGCACCATCCCGGTGGAGATGCTGCTGTCCACGCAGCCGCGCAACAGCGGGCAGCCCGCGCCGGACGTGATGGCCCTGCGGGGCATGCGCATTGCGTGGGCCAGCGAGCCGGACAAGGCGACGCAGTTCGCCATGGGCAAGGTGAAGCTGCTCACGGGCGGCGGCAAGATCACGGCGCGCGGCCTGCAGGACCGCCTGATGACCACGTGGGACCCGACGCACCTGCTGATCCTGCTGACCAACGACGTGCCCACGGCCCGCTCCGACGACATGGCCTTCTGGGCGCGCATGCACGTGGTGGAATGGCGGATGCGCTTCGTGGACGACCCGCAGGCCCCGGACGAACGCAAGGCGGACAAGGACCTCGACCTGAAGCTGGCGGCGGAGGCGCCCGGCATCCTCGCCTGGCTGGTGGAGGGCTGCCTCGAGTACCTGCGGGACGGGTTGAACCCTCCCGAATCGGTACGGGCGGCCACCCTGAGCCAGAAGGACAAGAACGACGACGTGGGCCGATTTCTCGAGGAGTGCTGCGAGCTGGAGCATGTGCCCGAGGGCGGTTTCCCCACGGTGCGTATTGCAGCGTCGGATCTCTACGACGCCTTCCGGGTGTGGTACCGGCGCGAGGTCTCGCGCAAGCGGGACTTCTCGAACAAGCGCTTCGGCGAGGTGCTGACCCGCAAGGGCCTGATGAAGCGCAAGTCGGGCAGCAACGTCTACCTCGGCATCACCCTGAAGGCCGAGATGTGGGAGGAACTGGAAGCCGAGCAGGACAGCCTGAAGTCGGGGAAGTGGTGACGGCCATGCGCGCGCACCTGCCCCTCTTCCCTTGTCCCGCGCGGCATTGCGCGGGGCTGACCTCGCGTCCCGGCGCGGGCGTTGCGTCGCGTGGCGGCGTGGCCGGGCTCGTCCCGGGCCTGCCGTCCATCCCTCCATCCCTGTACCATCCGGGGGGTACCCCCGGCGCAACTACCCGTAATCACACGGGAGAGGTGCGTTCGGGAGGGAGGGACGATCACTCCTTATACAACCATGCGCACGCAGCGCACACACACGATCGCGCGCGCGTACGTACATATCATCCCTCCCTCTTTACTATAATAAAAGTAAGAAAGGAAAAGGGTTGGAGAAAGGATGATGCCGGGAGGGTAGGACGATGAGCGCCCCCCTGCTCGATCTCCTGCACTCGCGTGGCCTGCATCCGCGCCGTGTGGCGGCCACGCACGGCGGCGAATGGGCCGGTCCCTGCCCGCGTTGCGGCGGCAACGACCGCTTCCGCGTGTGGCCGGAACAGGCGGGCGGTCCGGCCTGCGAGAAGGCCGGGGTGACCGGCACGTGGTACTGCCGACAGGAACAGGTGGGCGGCGATGCGCTGGAGTTCCTCGTTGCGCTGTGCGGCATGCCGTGGGCGCAGGCCTGCGACGAGCTGCGCATCGAACGCACATCGCTGCCCGGCAGGCTGCCCACCATGCCCAAGGCGGCAAAGGCGCGGAACTTCGAGCCCAAGGTCCATGCCCTGCCTTCGGACCAGTGGCGCGAGCGCGCCGCGAAGCTGGCCGACGAAGCCCACGCCCTGCTGCTGCGCTCGCCCAGGGTGCTGGCCCACCTTGCCGGGCGCGGCCTGCCGGAAGAGGCAGTGCGCCGCTACCGGCTCGGCTGGCTGCCCGGCGAGAACGGGCGCATGGGCATCTTCCGCCCCCGCAGCGCGTGGGGCCTGCAGCCCAAGCCCGCTGCCGACGGCAAGCCGGTGAAGCGCACCCTGTTCATCCCGCGCGGCATCATCATCCCGGCCTACGGCCCTGCCGGTCAGTCCGAGCCGCCGGTGCGCATCCGCATCCGTCGTCCCGACTGCGACGCCCAGCAGTGGGGCGACAAGTACATGCTGGTCGAGGGCGGCTGCGGCGGCATGCCCATGCTGCTGGGCGACGCGAACCGGGCCGTGGTGGTGGTCGAGGCGGAACTGGACGCCATGCTGGTGCATCACGTGGCGGGCGACCTCGTGTCGGTGCTGTCCGTGCTGACCAACGTCGGCAAACCCGACGGCAGGTCCCATGCCGTGCTGCGGCAGGCGGCGGCCATCCTCGTGGCGCTGGACTACGACACGCCCGGGGCCAACGGCTGGGCGTGGTGGCGCGAAACCTACCCCGCCGCACGGCGTTGGCCCGTCCCGGCCGGGAAGGATCCCGGCGATGCGGCGCGCGAGGGCGAGGACCTGCGCGCGTGGATCCTCGCCGGGCTGCCCCCGGTGCTGACCCTGCCCGCTGCCGCACTGCCCGCATCCGGGCCGGTGGGAGCATGCGCGGATGGACTGCCGTCTTCCGGGGGGAGGGGCGCGGAGTCCCGCGCCGACGCCCCGGAGGGGCCCCGGGCGAACGTGCCCGGCGACGACGTCTCCGCGCTGCCGCCTGAGGTGCTGGCATTCCATGCCGCATGGCAGGGCCTGCCGGTGCGCTTCGCCAAGGTGGGCGGCGGGTTCGAGTGGCAGTTCCCGCATTCCTGGGCCGCGTTGAACCGCGACACCCTGCACGCCCTGCTGCGGCAGGCCGACGCCACCCCCGCCCTGTGGGACTTCCTCTTCGCCCATCCCGAAGCCGTGGTCACCCCGCGCAACATGCTGGGGGGCCGACATGTCTGAAGCCAACCTGAAGGACCTGCGGGCCGTGCTGGAGCACCTGCTGGCCGACGGCCGCAAGATCGCCAAGTCCAAACTCTACGCCGACCAGCGCAAGGGCCTGCTGCGCAGGCAGCCCGACGGCGCCTTCCGGGTGCGCGACGTGGAGCGCTACGCGGCCTCCCTGCCGCTCGTTTCTGCCCCGGACAGGGAAACGGAGGAGGCGCAGCACTACGCGGCCCGCAAGGCCCGTGCAGAGGCCGAGAAGCTGGAGGAACAGGCCAAGGCCGAACGCTTCCGCAACGAGGTGCGCGCCGGGAAGTACATCCCCCGCGACGACGTGGAGGTGGAGCTGGCCGCCCGGGCCGGGGTGCTGGCCACCGGCCTGCGCACCATGTTCGAGACCTCGCTGCTCGACTTCATCCACGTGGCGGGCGGCGACCCGCGCAAGGCCCCGGAGCTGCTTTCCGCCTTCGAGCGCCAGTTGGACGCCGCCCTGAACGAATATTCCCGCCCCATGGACTACGAGGTGACCTTCCATGACGACGACGCAGCTGACGATGCCCGGGACTGAGCCCTGCGCATGCAGGCGGGTGGACCTGTGCCTGCCCCGCTGGCTGCACCCCACCGTGCGCGAGCGGGTGGCCGAACGCATCCGGCACGCCCCGTGCTGGCGGTTCGGCTTCTCGCGCGGGGAACGGGCCGTGCTGCGGCGCCGCGCGCCCATGCCCGTCAGCGTGTGGGCCGAACGACACCGGGTGCTGGCACACTCCACCATCCCGGGCCGCTGGCACAACACCGTGACGCCCTACAGCACGGGCATCATGGACGCCAGCTTCCACGAGGCGGTGCGGACCGTCATCGTGTGCAAGTGCCCCCAGTCCGGCATTACCGAGGCCGTGCACAACTGCATCGGCTACGCCATCGACCGCGCCCCCGGCCCGGTCATGTACGTGTACCCCGACGAGATCACGGCGCGGGAAAACGCCCGCGACCGCATCCTGCCCATGATCGCTGGCAGCCCGCGCCTTGCCACCTACCTGACCGGGTCCGCCGACGACCGGTCCAGCCTGCGGATCAACCTGCGGCACATGCCCATCCACCTCGCGTGGTCCGGTTCCGCCTCGCGCCTCGGCAACAAGCCTGTCCGGCACCTGGTGCTGGACGAGCTGGACAAGTACCAGCAGGCCCGCAACGAGGCCCCGGCGGAAGCGCTGGCGGAAAAGCGCACCATCACGTGGCGGCACAAGGCCCGGATCTGGAAGATATCCACCCCCACGGTGGAGGACGGGCCCGTCTGGCAGGCCATGACCCGCGAGGCGCAAGCGGTGTTCGACTACCACGTGCGCTGTCCGCACTGCGCCATGGAGCAGTTGATGGCCTTCGAGCGCATCCGCTGGCCGGAGGACGTGCGGGACCCGGAGGAAGTGAAGTCCCGGCAACTGGCGGAATACGTGTGCGAGCACTGCGGCTGCGCGTGGAACGACGGTGACCGCGACCGCGCGGTTCGGCTCGGCTGCTGGCGTGAGAGAAGCACCCACCTCGAGCTCATGGCCCACCTCGACGCGCACCGGCCCGGGGCCATCGGCTTCCACCTGCCCGCGTGGCTTTCCTACTTCGTGTCCCTGTCCAAGGTGGCCGCCGCGTTCCTGCAGTGGGTGACCACCAAGGACCAAGAGAAGCTGAAGGACTTCTGCCAGAACGTGAAGGCCGAACCGTGGCGCGCCCACCGCGAGGAGCGGCAGGAAGACCGCATCCTTGCCCTGTGCGACGACCGGCCCCGCGGCACCGTGCCCGGCCCGCTGCCGGAAGCGCCGGGCGTGCCCCGGGTGGCCGCGCTGGTGGCGGGCATCGACACGCAGGGCGGCGACGAGGTGCGCGGGTACTTCCGCTACGTGATCCGCGCCTTCGGCTGGGGAGAGGAGGAGGAAAGCTGGCTGGTGCAGTGCGGCACGGTGCCCACCCTGCCCGCGCTGGCCGATGTGCTGTGGCGCAGCGTGTACCGCGACGCCGCAGGCAACGAGCACACCGTGCGCCTTGCCCTGCAGGACGCCATGGGCCACCGCACGCGCGAGGTCTACGCGTTCTGCGCGGCCAACAAGGGGCGCATCTTTCCCACGCAGGGCAAGCGCAACCAGTCTGCCCCGCTGGCCTACGCCCCGCAGGAATACTTTCCCGGCACCCAGCGGCGCATACCCGGCGGGCTGCGCCTGCTGAAGGTGGACACCACGTTCTTCAAGAACGACCTGTCGGCCCGGCTGGCCATTGCGCCGGAAGACCCCGGCGCGTTCCACCTGCACCACGGCACCCCGCCCGAATACGCCCGGGAAATGACGGCGGAATACTACGACGAGAAGCAGCAGGCGTGGATCTGCCCCAAAGGCAGGGACAACCACTTCTGGGACTGCGAGGTTCTGGCCCTGGCCGCTGCCCATGCGCTTGGCGTGCGCAACTGGAAGCGGCCCGATCAGGCAACAGGAGAGGCGAGCCCCCGGCCGCGCTCGGCACCCCGCGCAGACGTGAGCGCCAGTGCCCGGCCCGGCTGGTTCGGAGGACGACGATGAACGACAAGCGCAAGGAGACCCGCATAACCGTGGCCGAGGCGGCCCGCAGGCTGGGATGCACCCGCCAGCACGTCTACAACCTGATCAGCGCGGGGGAAATCGCGGCGGTACGCCTCGGCACACGCAACGGCCTGCGCGTGCCTGAAGGCGAAGTGGACAGGTTCGTTGATCGCAGGTGGGTGGAAATGGAGTGACGCCCCTCGTATATCATCTCGTGGAAACCCAACAGATCTTCAGCCCGAGTTCTCGTGCCCTCTTGCTCTGATATTTTCTATTTGGCAAATTAGCCAAATGTGGATAGGTCGTTGTGAGCGGGCGCTGACATCAGGGGCCGTTGGCTTCAACAGGTGCGGTTTGTGTTGTCAGTTTTTCATGAAAACAGAAGGATAATTAAATGGTTATAAAGATTCTCGGGCCGGGGTGCCCCAAGTGCAAAGAGGCGGAAAAGGTAGTGCGCGAGGCCGTGCTGGAGGCGGGGGTAACCGCCGACGTGGAGAAGGTGTCCGACATCAAGGACATCACCATGCACGGCGTTTTCACCACGCCAGCCGTGGTCATTGATGGCGAGGTGAAGTGTGTGGGCAAGGTGCCCTCGAAAAAGGACGTCCTGTCCTGGCTGGGCAGGTAGGAGGCGGCCATGAGCGGTTGTTGCGGCAATGCGGGCGAAGTCATGATCCTGGCC